AGCGTCCAGGCCGTATCGCGGCAGCGAAATACCGTCGGCTCGATGGTATCGCGGTTGCGAAATACTCCGCGACGGCAAGCCGCCGCGCGTTGCGCGCAGGTATCGCGGTTGCGAAATACTCCGCGACGGCAAGCCGCCGCGCGTTGCGCGCAGGTATCGCGGTTGCGAAATACTCCGCGGCCATCGCGCCCGATAGGGTGCCCCCCGCTGGGGGGGCCGGGGCAGCAGACCGCTTGTCCCCTAGGGCTGACGCGGCCGACGGCGTACCTAATTCGCTGGCCGCTCCGACCATTTGGAGAAAAATCGTGTCGTGTAGGCTACGCGAATGGCCTGCGACAACGGACGTTGCGGCGACAAGGATGTCAAACCGTGCCCAGCCTGCGGCAAAACTGTGCCCCCGTCTCTCGGGGTCAAGCCGCGGAAGTATTGCAGCAAGGAGTGTTGCAGGCTGATTCTCCGACCAAGGAATCCAGGCGCAGAAAAGTGCGCAGATTGCCAGGGGCCGATTCGCCAGCCGCCCGGAAAAGGCCGAAAGAAAGTCATCTGCAAAAAGTGCAGGCTGGCGCGAAAGCGAAACTGCCAGAGGCAACCCAAGCAGGCAACGTGCGATCGCTGCGGCGAGCAATTTCTTACCGAGCACGGCCGGCGATTCTGCTCAAAGCGGTGTCAGTACGACGGCAGGGGCGAGATTTTTGGCGACGCCCGCCCGTGCAGTCGCTGCGGCAAGCCCTTCAGGGGGAAGACAGGCCAAAGATTCTGCTCGCTGGCGTGCGTTCACCCACCGACGATTTATACCTGCCTGTGCTGCGAAACGCCGTTCAAGAAGAAGATATACAAGAGCGGAAACTACTCTTGCCAGACGAAGTATTGTTCACGCGAATGCGCCTTCGAGGCTCGCCGCAGAAAACTGCCGGCTGCCCAGCGTCCGCTCGATGTCGCCGGCCGCATCGCTGGCTGGTTTCTGGCTTGGGGTGATGATGTCTGGCCGGTGATCACTCGGTGCCGAGACTGCGGCTGCCAACTGCGGACTACTCGCCACGAAGAATGCGTCCGCACGGTGTGCCAGGCGTGTTCGGCACCGCCAAGAAAGTGCGCGAAGTGCGGGTGCGACGCATCCAAGTTTTCCCCGTACTGCGAGCCATGCGCAGAGCAATCTAGGACAGAAGCGAAAAGGCGGGCTAGGAAGAAGCGCCGGTGGAAATGCAACGTCCGCAAGCGGTGCCGCCGCTACGGCGCCCCGTACACCCCAGTGAGCCGCAAAAAGATACTGGACAGGGATAAGTGGAAGTGCCAGATATGCGGCGTCAAGCTGCTCCCGCGGTTTACGAAGATGCTTGGCACAGGCTCGCCGCACCCAAGATGCCCGACCGTAGACCACATCATCCCAATCTGCCTTGGCAAGGCATCGCCTGGACACGTCGAGTCAAACCTTCATGCCGCCTGCTGGGAATGTAACTGCCTCAAGTCAGACAAGCCTCTGCACTCCTTTGTCCCCCAATACACTACAAGCCTAGACTAGCAGGCATGGCACGCGGCCCCGCTCCACTCCCGAAGCACGTCCTCAAGCTCCGAGGCTCCGAGGAGGCGAACTACCGCGAGGAACTCGGCACGCCGCCCGAGAGGCTGCCCGATCCGCCGTCCTATCTGAAGCCGGCCGCAGCGGCCATGTTCAGCCAGGTCTGCCGCTACACGCAGAAGATGGGCACGCTGGCCGAGAGCGACGCCGAGGTCATCGGACGGTACGCAGCGATCTGGGATCGCTGGAAGACGGCCGAAGAGAAACTAAAGGACACCGAGAGCGGATACGTCGAGGTGCTCGCCCCCGACGGCAGCCTGCGGTTCAGTCGCCCGAACAAGTGGATGACGCAGGCCAACGTCTCCCACGAGCAACTCCGTCAACTGGAAACCGTGCTCGGCCTCACGCCGGCCGATCGAACCAGGCTTGGCTATCACGCCGAGAAGGTCGTGACCGACCCGATGGACGCCCTGCTCGCGAAGCGTGGTTGACATCCGCGACTTCATCGCGCTCCTGAAACACTCCCGCGGAGACTTCGCGGGGCAGCAGTTTCTTCTGGAGCCGTGGCAGGACGAGTACCTCGATCGCCTGCTCAACACGAAGCGAGACGACGGCCTCCGAAAGTACCGCACTTCGCTGCTCGCCCTGCCTCGCAAGAACGGAAAAACTCAACTAGCCGCGGCTTTGGGCCTGTATATGGCCTTCTGCGACGACATCGGGGCCGAGGTGATCGTCGCGGCCGGCGACCGCTCGCAGGCCAGCCTCCTCCACACGGCGGCAAAGCACCTGCTCGAGTCCTGCCCGTCTCTGGCACGACGAGCCAAGGTCTACCGCAACAGCATCGTGGTGCCGGAACGCAATGCGTCGATGTTCTGCATCTCCTCGGAGGCCGGCACGAAACACGGCTATAACCCATCGTGCGTGCTGATCGACGAGTATCACGTCTTCCCAGACCGCGAACTGGTCGACGTGCTGGAAACAGGTATGGGTGCGCGATCCCAGCCGCTCACCGTCTATATCACGACGGCAGGCACGGATATGCAGGGGCCGTGCTACAAGGACTGGCAGCGGGCTGAGAAGATTCGCGACGGCGTCCTCAAGGATGACACGTTCCTGCCCTGCATCTACGCTGCGCCGCCAGACGCCGACCCGTTCATCGAAGAGACGTGGAAGGCGGCGAATCCGAACTACGGCATCACGCTGAAGCCGGACTACTTCCACCAGATGAGCCTGCGGGCGAAGCAGTCGCCGGCCGAAGAGGTCGTCTTCAGGACGCTCCACCTGAACCAGTGGCTTCAGGCGGAATCCAAGTGGCTTCGACACGGCGCGTGGGAGGCGAACAACGGCCCACTGCGGCCCACCGACGGCCGCGTTGCCTACTGCGGCCTCGACTTGTCGAGCACGTCGGACACGACGGCGTTCGTCGCGGTGTGGCCTGATGAGGACGGCACCTTCGACGTTCACTGCCATGTGTTCATCCCAGGCGACAACGCCGAGAAGGCGTCGAAGACTGACCGGGTGCCGTATCGGCAATGGGCGAAGGACGGTTTTGTTACACTAACAGATGGCGACATCACTGATTACGACTTGGTTCGTGACTACGTTCTCTCGTTTTGCGAGAAGAATGCGGTTCGGGCTGTAGCGATTGACAGGTGGAATGCGACGCACATCACGACGCAGCTCACCTCCGAGGGCATCGACGTCAAGCCGTTCGGGCAGGGTTTTGCGTCGATGTCAGCGCCGACGAAATTTTTGAATACGCTGATTTTGGGCCAGAAACTGCGGCACGCAGCGAACCCCGTCCTCGCATGGCAGATGTCGAACGTGCAGGTGAAAGTCGACGACGCCGGGAACATCAAGCCTACAAAGCAACACTCCAGCTCGACGTACCGCATCGACGCCGCCGTGGCCTTAGTCATGGCCTTGGGGCTAGCCAGCGGCGAACTCCACGGCCCCGAAACTGACCCTGAATTGGTGGTGTTTTAGTGGACGAAACCGCCGACGTCGAAGACCTGATGGAGATGCGGTACAGCCTCTCCCGCGTGTTCGAGGAGATCATCGGCAACCAGAAGACGGTTGCCGGCGTGGCGATCTCTCCCGAGAGCAGCCTGTCGTGCAGCGCGGTGCTCTGCTGTGTCCGCGTGCTTGCGGAGTCGATCGCGTCGATGCCGTTCAACCTCTACCGCCGGCTCCCCGGTGGCGGCAAGGAGATCGCCGAAGACCACCCGCTCCAGGAAGTACTCGCCTACCAGCCGAACGAGTGGATGACGAGTTTCGAGTGGCGCGAGTGGATGATGAGCCAGTTGCTCCTCTGGGGCAACGGCTACTCGCTGATCAAGCCGGGCCGACGCGGCGCCGTCGACCAACTGATTCCGCTCCATGCCAGCCGCATGAAGGTCGTTCGCCTAGAGAACGGCAAACTCCAGTACCAGTACACCGAGGACGGCAAGCCGATCCCGACGCCATACCGCCAGGATCAGGTGTTCCACCTGCGGTGGCTCTCGAGCGACGGCGTGACAGGCTATGTCCCGACGACGCTGTCGAAGGACGCTATCGCCCTCGCGAGGGCCACGGAATTGCACTCGTCGGCGTTCTTTGGCAACGGTGCGACGACGGGCACCTACATCGAAACCGACCAGCCCCACAAGCCCGAGGCGCTCCAGCGTTTCAAGCAGCAGTGGGACGACGCCCACCGCGGCCCCGACCGGGCATTCAAAACCGTGGTCATGCCCCACGGATTCCACAAGAAAAATGACCCAGTCAACAACCAGCACGCCGAGCTGATAGCCACACGCCGCTACGCCGTCGAGGAGATCAGCCGGGCCTACCGCGTGCCATTGCACCTGCTTGGCGATCTGACCAACGTCCGCTATTCGACGGTGGAACAAGGGGCCATCGACTTCGCCACGTTCTCGTTGATTCCGCACTGCCGACGGTGGCAGTTTGCCTGCCGGCGGGACTTGATCACCGACGACCGGAATTACTTCGTTGAATTCGACGTCTCGTCGCTCATGGCCGGCGACTACGAGGCGAGATCGCAGTTCATGCGAGAGATGTTCAACATGGGTGTCTTGAGCGTCGACGAGATTCGCGGCCAGATCGGCTACAACCCGCTCCCCGGCGGCTTGGGCAACAAGCGGTTCGTGCAGGTCAACATGCAACTGCTCGACGCCTTCACGGTGAACAACCCGAACGGCGCGACTCAGCCGCAGACGGCTCCGCTGCCGCCGGATCAACCGGCCACGGAACCGGCCACGGAAACGGCCACGGACGGAAATGACGGCCCGACACCAGCGGATGCCGCAACAGCTAGCAGCCGGTCGGCAGCCGAGGTTCTCTTCCGCACGACGCTCCGACGCCTCGCGGCCATCGAAGCGGACGGCATCACGGAGCGGCGCAGCAAGCCGGCCAAGATCACGGCCTGGTTCGAGGCCCACGAGCAGCGGATGAAGACGGAACTCGTGGACGCCGCCAAGGCGACAGGCCGCGACATCGACGCATTTGTGCATGGGTGGATGGAAGAATCGCGGAACCTGCTGCTGGAGTGCCACCGCTCCGGCAAGCCGTATGAGGAGGTCACGAAGTCATGGACGGATCGTGCGAACTTGAGCGACGCCTGATCGGCGAGGTGCCGGGGCTCGAGGTCAAGCAGAACGAGAATGGCCGCACGGTCATTCGCGGGTACGCTGCCGTCTTTGAATCGGAGTCGCAGGACTTGGGGGGGTTCGTCGAGGTCGTGGAGCGCGGCGCGTTCGACGACGTGATGAAGACGAATCCCGACGTCTTCGGCAAATACAACCACTCGCAGGTGATCGGCCGGACGTCGAGCGGCACGATGCGGCTGTTCGTCGACGAGCGCGGCCTGCGGTACGAAATCGACCCGCCGCGGTCGGCCGCCGCGGTCGTCGAACTCATCGAAAGAGGCGATGTCCGCGGATCAAGCTTCGCGTTCCGCTCGAAACCAGCGGACGAAACGTGGCAGCGGGACGCCGCCGGCCGGATGATCCGCCGGATCAAGCGTTTTTCGTTCCTGGGGGACGCCGGCCCCGTGGACACGCCGGCCTACCTCGGCACCGAAACCTACGTCAGCAAGCGGGCCTTGGAGATGGCGAATGAGCAGCGAGCGGATAGCCCTGTGGTCGAAGATACTGCGAAACCTGCTCCGGCCGAAGAACGGGCGGCGCCGGTAATGTACGCCCCAGGCGACTTCGTGGCGTGGGATGGCGGCGTGGGCCGCATCGAGCACGTCATGGAAGAGGGGATGCTCGGCGAATACTCCGAGGAGCCGATCGAGGCGACGCCCGACGACCCCGCGGTGCTCGTGCGGAAGTACGAGCACGAGGACGGCTACTGGGAGGAGTCCGATGAGTTCGTCGCCAAGAAGATGAGCGAACTGGTGGCCGCCAGCGGCATCATGGGCGAAGTGCCGGCGTTCATCGACGATATGCCGGACGAGCGGGCCGTGAGCCTGAAGCCGACGGCCGGCATGGCCGCCGCGGCGAAGCGTGGCCTGAAACTCCACGAAGAGGGCAAGAGCGGCGACGGCCTCAAGCCGGAGACGGTGGCAAGAGCGAACCGCCTCGCCCGCCGCGAGGAGATGAACGCCGACTGGGTTCGCGAGATGAATGCGTGGTTCGCACGGCACGAGACGGCGAGCAAGTCGCCTGGCTGGGACAAGGCCGGCGAAGAGAAGCCAGGCTTCGTCGCGTGGCTTCTGTGGGGAGGCACGCCCGCGAAGAACTGGGCGGCACGCAAGGTGAAGCAGATGGAAGCGAGCGACCGGAGCATCGACTACGTCGGCAAAGCCGCGGCGCTCAAGAGCGTGATGCTCTCCACTCAGTTGCACGCGAAGTAAGTCGCAGCCTACATTACAAGATATAAGCCTCACGAAGGACTTCGTGAGGAGCAGTGCGAGCGACTTGAGGATTCTTGTCGCGGCGTGCTTGCGGGCAATACACCCGCCGGCCGTCGCACATTCGCGTTTGGCCGGCTCAACAAGGAGCAGGGCCAAACATGGCGAGCAACCTCAAGCGACTTCAGGACCGTGCCGCGGCGATCGCCGCCCGGATGACCGAACTGGCCGACGTGGCCGAGCGTTCGGAGGAGCAGACCGCGGAACTCCGCAAGCTGTCGGCCG